GCCATTATAAGAAAAAGCAATTTGAGTGCTATCCTGACCTCCTGCATCGCCAGCTCTAATCTGTAAGCCAATATCGCTGGACGCAGAGCCACTAACGTCGAGGTTGGTTTGAGGAGACGCAGTGCCTATGCCTACATTGCCATTACCCCTAACCAGCATAACTGGTGTAGCAGATTGTGTCCGACAGGCTAAAATGTCGCCACCAGATGTAACCGAGGAATTTGCAAACAAATCCAACAGACTTCCATTGTTGGCAAAATCTCCTTCAAAATTGCCACCAGCGGCATTAGACTCAATTTTTAATCCAAACTCACTATTAGACTGCCCATCGTAATTGATGTACGCCCCAGAAGAAGTGGTGTTCTTAACATGAAGGGTATTTGATGGCGTAGTCCCTATGCCTACATTGCCACTAAAATAACCTCCACCAGTGGCGTTGATTGCCGCAACTTCACCACCACTATTTTCAAACTTAATAAAGTCGTTACCTGTGGTTCCGCCTCCATTGCGTAAAAACGTCATAGTGGGACAAAGCGAGCTGTCCTCGTCGTTGACTACAATGCTTCCTGTACCGCCACCATTAACACGGAACTCACCAACCACCTCAAGGCTGTCATCGGTCTTCAAGGCATCCGCCCCAGAGCGGTAAAGCTTTACGTCTCCAGCGGAACCAAAATAAATTTCATCATTTTGGAACTCAATTTTAGCCGTAACCCCTGTATTCCAAAACTCGTGTTCGTTAGCGTAATAAAAGATCTTATTAGCACTTGCAGCCGTAGACCCGTTTAGCTTTATCTGACCGCCTGCATCGTCCACGCCTCCACGCAAAGTAAGATCTTCGCTATTATCATCGGTTCTAATAACCGGAAAATTATTAGTAAGTACAATGTCGTCTCCAGCCGTAATTTCGCCTGTTGAGCTAAGAGTGGTAAACGCACCCGTAGATGCACTGCTTGCTCCTACTGATGTTCCATCTACAGCACCACCATTAACATCTATAGTAGAAAACGTACTAGTTCCTGTAGACGTAACATTAGCAGTTATAGTAGAAGGAAGACCTATTGCAAGGGTTTGCCCACTAGCGGAAGTTTCTACCTCGTTTGCTGTACCTGAAATGGTAAGTGTCTGGCTATCCAGATCCACTGCACCAGTTCCCGTATCTCCGGCAAAATCAAGGTCTTCGGCGGTGATTTGGGTATCAACGTAGTCCTTTACGGCAGCAGATGTAGGCAGCGAGGTGTCATTATCGTTGGAGGCAATGCCTTCCGACTCTATAATAACGCCTGAACCTCCGAGAGAAGAAGCGTTCACCGTAAATGTTCCTTCGACGGTGGGGCTATTCAGGGTAGGACTAGTAAAGCTTCTAGTGGGAATGGAACTAGGCAATGCTATCTTTCCGCCAACAAGCGTTACGCTCGACTGATCCACCGCTGTGGACTTGAAAGTGGCCTCAGATAAAAGGTTGTTTAGGTTGGTAGATGTAATCTGATCTCCATCCGAATATGATTGAGTGGTGTTTTCTAATATGGTTCCCATTATTCTGCTGTTTCTAAATTTCTAAATGTTGTTGTTCCTGCCACTTTAAGAGATCGAAGCTTGGGTCTTCCAAATGTAGCATCTAATGTAAATTGCAATCCATACCCCCTCTTGTTTCCGAACCTTCCCCTAATTGAGTAGTCTTCTCCGGCGCTTAGGTTGTTGCCTCCATTATAGCTCGCCAATGTGCCGAGGTCTATGGTAGAATCAATGTTCTCGGTGATAGCTGATAGGGTTCCGCCGCTTTCTAGTCCTGTTTCGGATTCGATGTGCAGATCAAAATTGTTCCACTTCTTTCGATCTATGGACTTGAGAGTGTACATTCTCGTCGTGGCTGAGGACACTATAGCTTCCGTAGCCGCTGCTGCTCCCACTTGGACAACATACTGATCGTCAGATCCGTCTCCACTTTCAAGTTTGTGTACACCGCCATTTTTGTTTATGGCATATACTCCACGATCGGATCCCTTGCCAGCTACAGCGAGGTGAGTAAATTCCCAAGCTGGAACATCGATGGAATCTATTGACTCCCAGTTTTTGTTGATAAAATTGTATATGAGGAGTTTGTTATTCGTCTGGCTAGTACCAGTAGGTACAGCAATGAAATACCTGTTATCAAAATAAACGGCTACAGCTTTATCCATATGCGCCTTATTCAGGTCGGCAATGGTTGCCTCAATGGTAGCAGATATAGGTAAGTCGCGACCACGCAAATTATAGAGGTCTTGGAAGTCCACGCCGTACACGCCATTATCGGAAAGGAAGAGGAGATTGTTTGCCACCTGGACAATACTCTTACGTGCAACACATCCCACCTCGTTAGTAATCAATGTACTCACCGAATCCTTTAGATTCAGGCTGTTGCTGACCAAGTGAATGCTGCTGCGGTTGAATACAACGAGCTTATCTTCCGAGAAGGAATGCAATCCAACCAGGTAGTCTGACGTTCCAGCATTAAATCTAAATTGACCATAGATGTAGTCATAGGTATCGCTATCCAATATCTGAGAAAGTATTATTTCGTCTTCAATGTTTCTGCTGGTAATGCTAGTGCCACTTGAGTCTTCACTCATCTCGTACTTGTATGGAACCACAATTCGTCTTTGGTGGTATTCACCAAATGGTGGAGCAGGCATATGCGTAAAGCCGCTTCCATCGGACGGCACCTCGCTAAATATAGGGGTGGCTACTATGCTTTCTCCATCCGTGACATGCACTACATTGCCATCGGCATCTGTCTCTCTTCCAACTTCTGGAATGATGAATGTAAACCCGTCAGAGATTCCAACGGTAACGCCCGATACGGATGGACTAGCGGAGAAATTTCCATCAAGGTAAATGGTAAATTCAGTGGTTGATCCTACAGCCGCGACTACTCGCTGGCCATTTATGCCAGTATCGGGACTAGCAAATCCTGCAATATTGATAGGTTCGGCCACCTTAAAACCATGGGCGGAAGCCGTGGTAAGGACTATTCGTTCTAGTCCATCATACTCTCCCCCGGTGATTGGTGTAGTGGAGGCACCCGATACATTAACAGTGCCATTGGCGTAGTACACATCTTTTACATCAAATTCGAATTGGCTCGCCAATCCTGATGTCTGATTGTCCTCTGTTTTGCTGACTAAGAATACCTTGCCGCCAACGGACACGCTGCTGCTTACTGCAACAGTGGCAATATTGTCAGTTATCTTAAATTCGCCAGCCGATGTAGCAAGATGGGCAGGTTGGGTATAATCGCCGTTTGCCACTAAGGTGAAGGCTGGTGTACCCGTAAGGGTTCCATCCCACTCCATTGCCACCTCGCCGTCGCGGAAGATAAACACCTTGTTGAATGCTTGAAGGGCTTTTCCCCCAACAGCCTTTTGCCCAGTTGGATAATCAATAAGAGTAGCAATGTTGGTTGCCGTATTTACAACAGATGCCTTGCTTGTTCCTACGCAAAATACATAGCTTTCGCTGTCATTATTAGGATCACTGTAGGCAATGGCATCTTCAACTGCGTTAATAGCGGTATCGTCAAGGTGTGGACCTTCTATTGTACCTTCTGTATTGATGGTTGTTAGGCCAGGTATTATCACCTTAATCTGATCGTTAGCGGGAGTGGCGGTAATGGTTTGGTTGCCATCAATAGATATGTTACCCTCCCATCCATCCAAATAAACTACATATCCCACCCAATCGGCAGCAGTCACTCCAGCATATGGAAAAACGTCACCAGTAAAGGTGATGGTCAATGTGCCGCTAGGAACATCTAAAGCGGTGGATAATATTGTTCCAATGAGGTTGGTGTCATGAAGTCTTACTGATCCAACACGCAATGGAGCTGCCGGGAATGGGGCTGCCAAGAAGGACATAGGCTTTCTTGTTTGCCATTCTCCATTGATCCCAAGTCGTCCATTGCTGGATGACGTAAGCAAACCTGTAGATAGCTGATCTGGACGCAAGCGGTTATTGAACCCTATAAATCCAGTATCGAGTTCTTCTACCATCCGGTCGTCTACCTGACCATAATTGTCGTATCTAGCCATTAGCAATTCCAAGCCCTGCGACTCCAGTAGTTCGCAGACAACTTGTTTTTCTTACCTTTTATTCCACCTGACCTAGCACAATAGGACTTCTTCCTAGCCGGGTTACTCTTTTTGATAGTCATATTGGAATCGCCAAAACGAACTATCCTTTCCTCCCCACCCTGACAGGCTTTCACAACGAACTTCTTCCCACCAGACACTTGCCTGCGGGGAACATTACACTTCATGCTTTTCTTATTTATTGCCACGTCTTACTGCCTTTACTCTTCTTGGTCTACCTGCTGGTTGACCTAGTTTCTTCTTCTGGGCTATTCTTGATCGTTTCTGTGATGCAGTCATTTCCCCTTTGGTGACAGGAGTCTTGCTGCTTACGCGCTTGGATGGACGACAATAGGGTGTACCTCTCTTTTCTCCTTTACGGCGGCCACAAGGCTTACCAGTGCGTACATCTACCCACTTCTCCTTGAACCACCGCTTAAGGTCAGCACCTTTCTTTGTCTTCCGTACAGCCATTATTTCTTCTTACGCTTCCCCCAATTGGCGGCTCCTACCTTGCGGCATTTGGCGATCGCCCCACTTGCATATGCAGATGGGAACACCTTGTACCTAGCTTTAACCTTTCTGTAACAAGCGTCTTTAGGCATTATACGTTCCAGGACTTTCTAGCTTTGTTCTGTGCGGTTTTGGAAAGATCTCCGTAATGAAACAATGGCTTAGAAGATTTGGTATGTGTCTTGCCAGAATGAAGCTGACCATTGGACATCTTATGAAGACCGCCCTTATGTTCCGTTCCATCCCTTCGATAGTGCTTTACGTTCATTGCCATTATCGAACTCTTCTCCTTCCCATGCAGCTTGTGCAGCCACAAGATTTCTTCTTACCCTTTGGCATCAGTAACCCCTTCTGGTAGATGTTCTTTTACCGCCTTTTTTAGGCTTCTTTCCGTATCCCGCCATTAACGTCTTCCTTTCTTTTTCATGGTTTTACCCATGGGACATGCTTTGCGTTTTCCGTATTTCATACCTATCTCCTTGATCTAGCTTGAGCGTATGCTTTCTTTGTCCTTCTTTTTGCCTCTGACTCTGAAAATTTTCTTAACTTAGATTGGTCTGAAGTCTTCATCATTTGTTCTATATTTATACCCTCTATTGTTTTTTTTCTTCGAGTATATTGATCTTTTATGTTTTTCAACTGACGCCTCAAACCTGAATCCGAATCCCTTAATTTTTTTTCAGATGACTCTTTGCGCATCTTTTGGTAAGATGACTTGCTTTGATGTAATGGGTGGTATTTCATATCTATTCTTTCTATTTAACTTGTGAACTTCCGAAGTAAAAACCCAGTAGTGCCAACATCCCTTGCCTTACTTCTGGCAACAATACGAACCCCTCTAAGTTTTTCCATTTGTCTGCTCCTATTCCTAAAAATTTAAATACTCCTAATTTGTTAGCCTCAACGGTTACTGGTATATCAAAGAACGCCATGACAAAGGGAGCAAATACGACTGAGAAAAGTATACAGATTGCAATGAAACGTCTAATCCACGCTCCTCCATCTCCTGTTCTTTTTGCTGCTCTATCTGCGGAATCATCTGATACTCCTTGTTTCTTAATCATCGCATCAATAGCATTTGCTTGGATATTCATTTGTGCTGAGATTAGTTTCATTACAAATCCCGTGACTCCACCTCCAAGCATTGCCACTAACTCTGATGTCATTTTTTGTCTCTAATCTCCTTTAATATTTTTAGAATAGAAAGACTCATAAAGACCACAGTAAACGCCGACGCTACTACAGATAGCACTTGGTCTGTTCCTGCTAGTGCTAGACCTGCTCCCGATCCTAGCACACCTATCACTGATCTTTCTACCATGTCTTTCACGTATCGTAGTTTAAAGCGTACTCATTAAGTTTGCTGATCGAAAGCTTTCTGCTCTCAACCCTCCTCCTCTCCCCTTCCTTGCCCCCAACCTTGCTAACTAGCTTTCCACCTTCGGG